GTTCCTCTGACAGCTTTAGGGTGCGGGTTTGGCCTGGCTTCACGATCTCAAGCCCACCATAGACTTTGAAGGCTTTTCCGCGGTGCGCGCCATTCACGATTGTGTATTCCATGGGTTCTCTCCTTGGCAGGAGGGAGGCGAACCTTGCCGCCTCCCTAATCAAATCAAGTCAGGGTGGCTTTGCGCAGGACGCGCGGCTGCTGGCAGATGTAGAGCGGGTAGCTGTAGATCTCGCCCTTACTCCACATGTTCCGATCACGATCGGGCACGTTCATCATGTAGACGTCGCGACCCGGCGTGTTGATGAAGCCCATGGTTTCCAGTGGCGCCATGGCCTTCTTGAACACATCACGTGCGCCAACAGGGAAGAATTTCGCCTCAGCCGTTGGGATGGCAACAGTCGACCCATCATCGGTACCACGGTAGTTGTGCCAGGTGATGCCGCCGTAGTGGAACGCGCCAAAAGCCTTGTTCTCCTTCAAGTCCGCGGCGGCTGACCAGTTCAAGTAGGCCTTTTCGACATTCGGGTGTTTAATCATAGCATCGTAGAAGTCATCCCCTACAAGGGCATGCACGGAAGTGCTGCTGGTAAAAGCCCCGCGGGAAGTACGCGCCATTGACCGCGTCAACTGGTGGCAGAGGCCGCGGATATCAGTTGTAGCCACATCCAGTTCAAAGGAAATGGCGGCTTCTTCGTTCTCACCAAATTCCGAGAAGAAATCGTAGATCACGGTCGTGCCGTCAGCATCAAGTAACTTACCCTGCAAGGCGCCTAATCGGTGGTGCTCATGTGTAAGTTCCAGATCCTCGCGGATGCGCTTGGAGCGGCGCGCATACTCGGCTTGAACCGCCGCAAGTTCGGTCTCCGAGCCAAACCCGCGAATGCCGTCCAACTCGTGCGCGTAGAGCGTGAACTGCTTTGCAAGGCGCGTGGTCTTTAGAGAAACCGCATCACGGTCATCGCTTTCCAAAACCTCTGGCGCCGAGCCATCCGCCGAGGTCGGGATCAGCGTCAGCTTGCCGTCACGACGATCCACGAAGATGTTGCGGGTCCGAACCGGCATCGGCTCAAAAAGACCCAAGCTGCCGAGCAGAGACGGCTTAAAGTCCATCTTTTCGATCATGCCTGTCAGGGAGGTGGTCGAAAAAGCGGAATTGTTGAAAATGTCCATTGTCGCCATTGGTCAAACCTCCTTAGCGAACGACGATGCCGAGCGCTTCCAGCGCAGCGTTCGTCGCAGTTTCCTGAGCGGCGTTTGCACCGGCCGCATATGTGAGTTCGGATTGCTGGACCTCGGCGTCACGCTTAATGACAGTTCGGCTCGCCTCTTCTGCACCGATACCAATCAGCAAAATGCCGGCTTCGTTTTCGGAACCGTCAGATGCTCCGGCGTCATGGCGCACGAACTTGCCAGATGAGGTGACCTTGCCGAGAACGGTGCCGGTCTCCAATGCACCGGCAGTGGCGTCCACGATTTCTTCATCACGAGACCGGTGGTCGTTGGCCTCCGAAATCAGAAAGGCCGCGTTCAGACGCCCTTGGGTGAGAATAGCCATGGGTCAGGCCTCCTTTTTCATATCGACGCCAGCGGAGTCGAAAACGGCTTTGCCCCACGCATCAGCGTTGTCGCCGTCACAGGGTTTAATGATGGTGTTCAGGGGATCGTCAGAGACGCCAGAGACGTCTGCCAGAGCATCAAATCGGGCTTCGATGTAGGCCTCGGACTTATCCGCGACGGCTGCATCACCAAGCTTGGTGGTGACAACCGCCTTCCGGATCTCGGCATCAGAAACGCCTTCGGTCTTCACGTCCGGGTCGATCTTGCGAGCGGCGTCAACCAAGGCCGCCCGGACTTCCACACGGGTATCAAGATCCGCATCAGACAGCTGCTCGCCTTTCAGTTTCTCGATTTCCGCGTCTTTGCCGGCAATCTCTTTGTCTTTATCCGCTAGCTCCGCGGCATGGACGGCCTTTGCGTCGTCCAGAGCCTTGCTGTTGGTGGCCAGTTGGCCGCTCAACTTCTCAATGGCTTGCGCGCCCGCGTCGGTCGTCTCGACCTGCAAGCCATCCACCAAGATTTTGCGCAGTGACATAGGTGCTTCCTTTCGTTCTGCATCGGTGAGAGGGCTTGCGCCCCATGTGTCCGCACCATCGCCGATGCGGCATTCGCTCCCCGCCCGGCCTTTGGGCACAATGGCGAGATGATTGATCCGGATGTCGCGCTGGATGGCGTCGTAGGCTTCCCCGTCCGGTGTGACGCCGTCTGCCAATTCAAGGCGGCAAGTGTAGCCGGCCGAGAGTTCGCGAGTGCCGCTCTCTACTGCTTTGATGGCTTCCGCGTCTTTGACGATCAGGGGCAGTTTGATCTTGTTGCCATCCCATGTGGCCTCAGTGGACACCTCGCCTTTGGCCAGGTCTTTCCAATTGTCTGCCGTTACGCTCTCAGGGTGGCCAAGAGTGACTGGGGCATGACTGAAGGTGCGCAAGCTATCTGGCGCACGCACTTCGTCTTCCGGCCGCCAGACACGTACGATCTCACGATCTGCGAGCCCCACTTCGGCCCCGGTGTAGAGCTGGATGCCCGATCGAACCGCGAAGGCTTCAGCCACAAAGTATCCTTCCGCAGTTTTGCGGGTGCCCGCCAATGTGGCGGTGTCAGTGAATTTCATGGGTAGGCCTCCAAGCCCGGCTATTCGTCTTCTTCGCCTTCCGCGAAGTACTCGCCCACTTGCGCTTCCAGCCCCGGTGCGACACCCGTTTCAGTAAGCGCTCCAACGAGCGAGGCACCCACGGCTTCTGGCGGCAACAAGTCCATTTCAACAACCTTCTTGAACGCGCTGCTGATCTTGTCTCCCACCTCAGCGCGGTCCTTTTCACTCAGCTGCTTGAGCGGCACCCAGGTATAGAAAACGTCGGCAGGACGACTTCCCAGGGAGCTGTGAATGATCACTTCATCCAAAACGGACATCGCATCACCTACGTCCATTTCTTGAATGGTTTGAATGCTATCGTAGTAGTTGTTCAAGTCACCGTCGCCGGTCGCATTCATCCCGTCGGGGGATTGACCAAACAAACGGGTAACCGGGATATCGGCGGCGCCACTCACCACAGTGAAGAACTTCGCCATAATGTCTGGCAACTGCGCAAAGCTGGCGCTCTTCTGCCCAACCGTTTCGGCTGCATCATGCACCAGAGTGCCGTTGATGCTTTTGGCTTTCTCCGCCAGCGACAGGCGCTCGAGCACCAAGGCTTCCGTTTTCGGGTTGCTCATCATTCTGGACAGTTCGGGAATTCCAATCGTGTCCACTTTTGCCTCAAAAACCAGAGACGCGATGTTGGCGACCGTGCTGTCTGCCTGCTTGGTTGCGTGCAGGACCGTTTGAAGCACGCTGTCGCCCCAAGGATCGATGTTAGTAGAACCTCCGCTGATTTTCTCCGCGCCGGTGAAGATCGCCAAGCGACTTGGGTGGATTTCGTAGGTCACACCTTCGCCTGTAGTGAGAGAGTAGCTTTGGGAAAGGCCAAAGGTCTCCGAAGCGATCACAAAGTCCTGCTGTCCCGGGGTGAGATCGAACTTACTTAGAACCGTGAGGTATTTCAGGCCATCCTTGGCCACACGCGTCGGGTTGAGCGGCTTGGACAAGTCCCGATCCCCTGTGCCTATGAGAATGGCAGCCCCACCCTCGAGCCGGGCCATCTTCATGGCTTTGCGAACTTTCTGTCTAAGCTTCAGGCGCTTTTCGGTTGCCTCTAGTTTGTTGACCATCTCGGCTTTGGCCTGCCATGTGCGCCACTTGCGCGTTGCGTCATCCGCCGGGATATTGATGACTTTGCGCGGCAACCAGGAAGACCGGTAAGCCGCACGCAGCTGAACCTGAGACAACTGAACGAACTGATATTCGCTGTGGCTGGCCTTGTCCCGGTCAGTACCGAGGTTGGCCACCAAGTTGCGAATACCGTCTTTGATTTGAAGGATGGCGCCCATTACAGAAGGCTCCCTAGATCATAGGTGCTAGCGTCACGTGGCCCGTTCGCCATAATGAATGCATCTGCCTTGTTCGGAGAGGCGATCTCACGCTTGGCGAGGTCTTTTTTGCTCTCGACTTTGGACTTCCCACGCGTGTCCACGTCCTTGCGCGGTGTCGATAGTTCGTCGATCAGATCTTCCAGGTGGTCGCAGTCGCTTGAAATCGCGATGAGCTCTTCCTCAGGGAAAGACATTTGCCGCTCCACCGCGTTGAAGGTGTTGCGGAACCGTGTCGCCGCCTCCCACCAGGCCTGGGCTTTCAGGTTGCAGTAGAAATCTTCATTCAGTGGCGAATTGTCATCGTTGGCGTCTATCCGTTGGCCCTTGTTCAACACCTCCCCTGAAGCGTTGAACTTTCGGTATTCGATGCTTGTTCCTTCAGATTGGTTCAGAGCCTGGAAGTGTCCGCCAGCGAAAGCCCCTACCCCAATGCTGTCGTAATCAATCTCGGCGCTTACCTGGCGCGCTCTGGCGTGAACGCGGGTCGCGGACTTAAGCAGTTCGTCTTCACCACCCGCCCACTCTTCAACATCCACAGTCAGGATGCCGTAGGCCTCAACCAGTGCGTTCTTGTCTTCCCCGCTGTCGGCAACGTCAAAGCCTATCCTGCGCCGCCCTGTCGGCTTGATGCCGAGCTTCTTGTGAGCGTCGATGGCAGCCCGGATCCAGCTGCGCTTGATAATGACCTGGTCATCATCCTCAATCGGCTCGCCGCCGTAGATGTTCACGAACCCTTCGGGGTCCGTTTGCTTCTTCTTGGCGATCACGCGAAGCATGGTCTTTGTCAGGAACGGGTTTTCGTCGTAGTTGATACGGCGCTTGATCGTGTCTCCTACAACGCCGTAGATCTCTCCCTTGATCCGCGTTGAAGGCGTTCCGGTGACAAAGGTCCGGTACACGAAGTCCGTAACCAGCTTCGGGTTGAAGATGATCCAGAACTGACTTGCTTCTCCGCGGAGCGTTGGCTCCAAAATCTCCCACTGCTCTTTGGTGAGGCCATGGGCTTCCTCAATCCAGCAGACGTCTATCCCCTCAAGGGACTTGATCTCATCGATGTGGCGCCAGAGCCCGTAGAACAGGAATTCTGATCCGGTCCGCTTATGTCGGATGCTGTCCCGCGTGATCTCGAAATCATCGTCCAGACCAAAGCGAGCAATCTGAATTTTGAGTAGCGTGTAAACTGACTCTGCGATCTTGTTCTGAAACTGGCGAGCGCAGAGGAACCGCACCTTGAAGTTGGATGCCAGGAAGACAGCGAAGCCCGCCGCATCCCAAGACTTCGAAGAAGACCTCCCCCCGTATAAGACCCTGTTGCGTGCCGGAGTTGTCCAAAACTCGCGCAGCGCTGGGTTAAGCGTCGGTTGCGTCACCAGCCGGAGCGTAGAAGTCAGACAGGGTTCGAACGCTCAGTTCCCCACCTATTTCTTTCTTGTCGGCAAGGCCCAGATCACGCGCGATGATGTTGGGGTTCAACAACTCCGCGGCCGCGCCCTCAAACTTCTGCTGTCGGATGATCTGCTCCACACGCGTCATGACCGACGACAAATCTTTGCGGGATTTCCGCCACTCCCTCCAGGT